AAATTTTGCAGATAGTCAAGGTATAAATTATCGTAAATTATTTGACAGCCTAGAAAAGAATGGTATGGAACATCCTGTTATGGTTCGTAAAATCAATGAGCAATATCGTAAATGGCAGGCAGGTGGTCGTAGAATTATATGGGCGAAACGTCAAGGTTATACACATATATCCGCCTATCAAGTAGAAGGTATCTATGCTACGGAAGAAGATAAACGACTGGCGGATGAAATAACCGCAGACCAATGGTTTCAAATAGACTAAATACTACTGTATGAATACAAATCGAGGAATACATTAGAATCCCGTCCTGGGATCGATTATAGATATATAATCATTTTTACAAAAGGAGAATACATGTTAAGATTAATAACCTTTACGGTTGTAGGTATGCTACTCTTGTCGTATCAGGCAATGGCAGCAGAGATTACACCGTATGGTACCTTTAACTACAAATGGTCACATGATGAAAATGCTTCTGGTGTTGCATATGACAAACTAGAGAACAACGGTTCATTAATTGGTATCGATATTATCGAAGACTTTGATGAAGCAAGTTCTATGTCAGGTATTGCAAAACTAGAACTCGGTGTTGATGTTGACGATAGTGGTAGTGACACATTGGATTCAAGACTAGCATATGTTGGTGTTGAGAATAATGGTGTTGCAATTACTGTAGGTCGTCAAGCACATTCATGGGTTAGTAAAACTGCTAACTTCGAAGTGTATGGTTCAAACGCTGTATTTAAATACGGTGATCGTTCATCTAACACACTCAAACTTGACAATGGCAGTTTTTCTGCTATGACTATGGTTGATGGTTCTACTGGACAAGATGGCATTGATATGTGGGAAGCAAGTTTATCTCATTCTATCATGGGTGCTGATGTTGCAGTAGGATATTCAGATGATGTAGTAAATGATATATCTTATTGGGGTGCAGGTGCATCCACAACAATTGGCGATATCACTATCGCTTCAACTTATACAATCAAGGATGCCGCAACAGACCTTACAGGTATGGAAGCAACTGTTGGTTGGAAAGCAATTACAGTAGGATATGGAGACAAAGAAGGAACTGGTACATACATGACTTATGGTTTAAGTCACGGTATGACAGATAACCTAACCGTCTATGCAGAAATGCAACAGGACGATTTGGATACTGGAACAGACCTACAACACTATAGTGTAGGGACCAAGTTCACATTCTAAATTAACATAACAAAGGAGAAAATTCATGGATAAATGGATAAAAGACTTAGGAGCATGGAAAGACTACGGACTAATACTAGTAGCAATCGCTATCTTTACAGGAATACTACCTGTAATGGCATTAGTTAAATGGGGTCTGATTGCTTGGATCGCTGCTAACTTATGGCAACGATGGAACGCATAGGAAAATAACATGACTAAAAAAATCATATATGTACTGATTGTCATTGGTGCTTTTTGGTTAGGTCATTACTATGGTGAGAAGGCAGTAAGCGTCATTGACGAATTGCCTGTACCAAAAATAACTATTGAAATGCCATCAGGCGAAGAAATAGAAATTGAAACACCTATCGCAACGGAAGAAGTGAGAGGTTAATCAAATCGGCCGTATCGTTGAATTAAGATTTTTCGAAGTCTTTCCCAAACGATACGGTCATAAACTTGCTGACCAGTTCTTGGTTCTCTCAATGCAAGTTTATCATATTTAATTTTACATCTAATAATTTTTTCTAACATTTAATCTGATCAAATCTTGCCCAATGCATATTGCCTTCGGCATTATCAAATGTTACATCCTCATAAGTGATTGTACCTACAGGATGTTTTTCAGTATCAACTTGCATTACTGATACCTCATACTCATCCGTCATAGGAACTTGTATGTTATCAATCTTAGCGTCTCTTAAAATAAGAGTTTGATTAATCTGAGCGAAAGGAGAACCTCGTCTCACTTCAACTACATCACCAACTTTAATTATCATTACGCCGCCTCCATTAGAGAGTACGGCACACGCCATTGACCACCAAGGTTGGTGTCTTTAATAACGGCACGTTTAGGACCGTTAAGTGATATAATCACACCAGGTCTTTTACGACCATTCTTACGACCAAAGATTACATGATCACCAACTTTAAAGTCAGTTTTCTTTTTATTCTCGGCGTCATTAACGGCACACTTAATTAAAAGTAAAGCATCCTTGTTTTCAGGATTCTTAATAAAGTCTAAGATATCGGGTAAATTGTTAAATTCAAGTTTCATAATGTATCCTTTCTTTTAAATACTCTTATACAATACACTATAAATAGTATAAAGTCAAGGGAATAATACACATATTATTAAATTAAAAGTGTTATATATCAATGATTTAACAATAGTGCGTCAGGTTGTCGCATGTGAAAAAGGAGATTTTATGGGATTTTTTAGTAATTTATGGAAAAATTGGGGTAAAAGTGAGAACGTATTACCACCAAAAGAAAAGAAAACAACAAAGAAAAAGGTAGTCAAAAAGAAAAAAAAGACTACTAAGAAAAAAGGAAAGTAATGGGTACATGTAAAAACTGTGGACATGGATGTCATTGTAGTAATGGTAGTTCATGCGGTTCCTGTGGTTGTGCAAACTGTGAACATGCAGAGTAATGGCAAAAGGAATTAACATAGTAACATATTCGAGGGGTCCTAAGAAAAGAACATCAATAGGCGATAGTTCTAGATCAAGACCTAAGAATAAAAATAAGAGAAGACAACACAAAAGAAGTGTAGGGCAAGGTAGATAGTGCCTGCTGTTACTAGAGTAGGATTAGATAAACATGTAGGTCATGCGAGTCCTACTCCTAATCCTTTTCATCAAACAGCATATGCAAGTGGTTCACCTAATGTGAATACTAATTCGGCAGCAACAGTTCGTATAGGTGACACGACATCATGTGGTGATCCTGCAACTGGTGGGTCATCTACCGTGTTCGTAAACGGTATAGGTGTACATAGACTAGGTGACGCAACAGGTGGTCATGGGTCTTGGATACCAAATGCGTCTGCCTCAGGTTCTTCTAATGTTTTTGCAGGTTAACTATATAAATAGTTAGCATGGCAATACTTCAATCAGGATATACAGACGCTTCTAGAACAAACGCAAGTTCTAGGTCAGTTCGTTTATACAAAGATATTGCATTATCTTTTGAGAGGAATGCTTCTACAAAAGATGTTATTGTTAAAAAAGATGTAGAGGCAGTTAAACAATCTGTACGAAATCTTATATTAACAAATCATTATGAGAGACCTTTTCATCCTGAGATAGGTTCTAGTGTAACGGCAATGCTGTTCGAACCTATGAACCCTATTACTGCCAATATCTTGCAAAGAACAATTGCAGAGTGTATTGAAAATTTTGAACCTCGTGCTAGACTAGTGTCAGTTATTGCTGCCGCTAAACCAGACGCAAACTCATATGAGGTGACAATTAGTTTTTACGTTGTCAATGTACCAGGTCAATTAGTAACCTTAACAACTATGTTAGAAAGAAGTAGATAATGCCTAAGAGATTAAACGTAACAGAATTAGACTTTGATAATATCAAAGACAATCTAAAAACATTTTTATCACAACAAGATCAATTAACAGATTATGATTTTGAAGGTTCAACAATGTCTGTACTATTAGATGTGTTGGCATATAATACACATTATAATGCTGTATATGCAAACGTACTTGCTAACGAAATGTTTTTAGATAGTGCTGATTTACGAAACAGTATTGTATCACATGCAAAACATGTAGGATACACACCACGAAGTGCAACGTCACCTGTCGCTTTTTTAAATGTCGTAGTTAACAATGCAACAGGTTCAACATTAACTGCCGCTCGTGGTACAACTTTTACAACCTCAGTAGATGGTACATCATACAATTATGTTGTTAAAGACGCAACGACAATCACACCAGTAGATGGTGTTTATACTTTTTCTAGTTTACCTGTGTATGAAGGAACACTTGTTAATAATAAATTTACAGTAGATGTTTCAAATGCAGATCAAAGATTTTTAATTAAAAACGCTTTGGCAGATACAACAACTTTAAAAGTTACAGTACAAAATAGTACAAGTGATACGACAACAAGCACATACACATTGGCAAGTGATTTGGCAGACGTAACATCATCATCTAAAGTTTATTATCTTGAAGGTGCTGAAGACCAACAGTACGAAGTTAAATTTGGTGACGGTGTACTCGGTGCTGCTTTATCAACTGGTAATATTGTAACTCTATCATATATTGTTACAAGTGCCGAATCAAGTAACGGTGCAAGTTCTTTTAGTTTATCAGGTAGTCTTGGAGGGTTTGATAATGTGACAGTTACAACAGCAACTAATTCTGCTAATGGTGCTCAACCAGAAACACCAGACAGTATTCGTTTCAATGCACCAAGACAATATGCTTCACAAAATAGAACAGTAACACCAAAAGATTATGAGAGTAAAGTAAAACAGATTTATACTAACGCACAGTCAGTTCAAGTTTGGGGTGGAGAAGATAATGACACACCAGTTTATGGTCGTGTTTATATTTCTATTAAACCTGTGACAGGTGCAACATTAACAGAAGCAAAGAAGACAGATATTATTACACAACTAAAAAATTTTAATGTAGCAAGTATTACACCTGTTATACAAGATCCAGAAACTACATCTTTACAATTAAGTGTAGATGTTAAGTTTGACGCTAAGTCAACAACAAGAACAGCAGACAGTATTAAGGCATTAGTTAGTTCAGCAATTACAACATTCAATACAAACAACTTAGGACAGTTCGATAGTATATTCAGACATTCTAAATTTATTGAAACTGTAAACAAAGTTGATACAGCAATCTTATCAAACATTACAACTGTTAAAATGCATAAGTCATTTACTGCAACCACAACAGGTGCAACAACTTACACAATTAAATTTAATAACGCATTTTATAATCCACACTCAGGACACAATGCAAGTGGTGGTGGTATTTTAGTATCATCAGGATTTAAAATAAACGGTGATACAACTAACGAATATTTTTTAGATGAAGATGGTGCTGGTAATATAAGACTTTACTATCTTGTAGGACAAACAAGAACATACACAAATAATGCTATAGGTACAATAGATTATACAAATGGTACTATTACATTAAACTCTCTATTCATAACTGAGGTTTCAAATGTAGATGGTGAAAGTTCAACAACTGTAAGATTAACCGTTATACCTAATTCAGTAGATGTTATACCTGTAAGAAATCAGGTACTAGAGATAGATGAAACAAACACAACTGTAAGTGTATCTGCTGATACATACGATACAACTTCAGGTATTGGATACACAACAGCAACAAGTTATGCTTCGTAGTCTATGGCAAAGTTTACAAAGAAATTAAGTCCCTTAGTAAGTAGGCAGTTTCCACAACACATTCAGGCAAACAATCCTCTATTGGTAGAGTTCGTAAAACAATATTATAGTTTTATGGATTCAGCACAACTTACACTTTCAAGTGTAACTGATAGTGACCAAATACTTTTAGAAACAGAAACGGAATCTTTTCTTGCATTAGATGGAACAGACGATAGTGGTAACAATGCAAATGATTATATCTTAGATGAAGAAGGAACTGTTGGTGAGTTTTCAAAAGGCGAAACTATAACAGGTACAACTTCAGGACAGACAGCAACTATACTTGCTGAGGACACAGATAATTTAAAATTATATATATCTGCTAATACAAAGTTTGTAACAGGAGAGACAGTTACAGGTGGCACTTCAGGTGCTCAAGGTGTGGTAGGATCTTATAGGGCAAATCCTAATGAGAGTATATCACAAATCCTTGAGTACGCTGATGTGAACGATACACTAGACGATTTCTTTTTACAATTCAGAAATAGTTTTTTACAAACAATACCAAATGATTTAACAAGTGATCTAAACAAAAGACAACTTACAAAAAACATTTTATCATTATATAAACGTAAAGGTACAAAGAAAGGTCATGAGATATTTTTTCGTGCCTTGTTTAATGAGACACCAGAATTATATTATCCTACTGTTGATTTATTAAGAGTAAGTGATGGTAAGTTTAATACACAAAATGTTTTAAAGACAACTCTTGTATCACCATCTGATGGTGATATGACTAAACTTGTTGGTCAAACAATTACACAAGCAAACATTGCAGGTAACTCAGTTGTTAATCTTGCAAGTGCCGTTGTTGAAAGTGCAACTGTTACTGCTGTAAATTTAGGTGGTATACAAAGAGACGTTGCAACACTTATATTAAACAAAGAAAGTATTACAGGAACATTTCAAAATAGTTTAGGTCATTCTATAATAGATGAAACTGATGGTGATGATATTGTAGATGAAGATGGTAATAAAATTTTACAACAAACTTTCTCTACGATTACAGGTGTTGCAAATGATGATGAAGATGTAACGATTACATGTAATATTGAAAGTATTTCAGATGATGTTACCTTTGTTGATCGTGGAAGATATTACTCGGTTAATGAGAACGTACCTGTATCTGAACAAAAAGGTGGTACAGGATTAAACGCACAAATAGAACAAGTATCATATGGAAAAATTGATGATATAATAATTGAAAGTGGTGGTTCAGGTTATGCGGTAGGTGACGCTTTGAGTGTTACAAATCCTACTGATGGTTCAGGACTTGCAGGTGAGGTTGCTGTAGTTAATGGTGGGTTCACTATAGAACAAGATAGTTTAGAGAATGGTGTTATTCAATTAGAAGATAGTTCAACTGATCAACTAGTTATGGAATCAGCAACTAACTCTAACACAAATGATATAACTAAAATTAAAATTACAAATAAAGGTGGTGGTTATCTATCACTACCAACTGTTAGTGTGACTTCAAGTTCAGGTTCAAGTGTAAATTTATTTCCTATATCATCATCTGTTGGTCGTGCATTAAGTACGAAAGTTTTAGATCATGGATACAGATATGAAGAGGCACCTGTTTTAAAACCAAAACTACATTTACAAATAGATTCAATAACAGGTGGTGTGCCACAGGTAGGTGAAACTGTAAGTGCAACACAAGAAGATAATATTATATTAGAAAGTTTTAAAGACGAGACTTACTCTTTATTCTTAGAAGACTTTAGACAATCTAAGTTAAGATTGAATAGTGAGGAAGGTGATATACTTACAGAGGATGGTGACAGTTTTGTTTTCGAAGAAAATAATGAACCTGCTGTATTTGATGGTGCGGAACAAGATGTATTAATAACTGAAGCAGGCGAAAGAATAGTACATACAATTTATGTTGACAATGGTGAAACAGACTTTATGATTGTCACACACAATGGTTCAACTGATAGTAGGTTACAGTTCGAAACAACTGACGCTGTAACAGGTGTCGTAGAAAGTTTTAATGGTGACACAAACATACTAACACTAACAGATCAAACTGGTTCATTTGATGACAAGGTCACAATCACAGGCGGAACATCAGGTAATACAGCGAGAGTTAGAGTTTCAGATCCTGCGTCAACAGTATCAACTGCTGGTACAGTAATTGAAACAGATGGTGAGTATTCAGGTGTTGATGGACATATATCAGAAAATACTAAGAAGATACAAGATAGTTTATATTATCAAGATTATTCTTATGTTGTTAAAGTAGGTGAGGCAATTGCAGACTGGAGAGAGTATCTTAAATCTGCTGTGCATCCTGCTGGTTTCTATCTTGCTGGTGAGGTTAGTGTCGTATCTAGAATTGACGCTAAACTAAGATCAGGTAGACTAATAACTGCAGGTATTGAACAAGATGAGATTATAGAGGCATTCAGAGTTATCTTTGGTGAGAAGATAGGTAGACGACTAGGTACAACAACTGATGGCACATCATTGAGAGCAAGTCCTGCTCTAGGTATTGAGAGAGACGCTTCGTTTACTACTAACACTAGAGACGTTACTTTAAATCAAGATATTACCATCAAGACAGGTGATGATAGAGAGACCTCGTTTAGAACAACCAATATAAATCAAGGGTTTGTCTATGCAGGTGCAAGAATGGATAGTATAGGTAAATTTATCTTTGGTGCATTTAGTCATGTACCCGATAGAATATTGATAGACAGTTCAAATGGTTCTGCTGACGCAGGTGACGATTTGATATTAGAAGACGCATTATTTAATGGACAAATAAAAAGAGAACCGGCAAGTGATACAATGGATTCAGATGCCGCTACTATTCCAAGAATAAATAGTATTAGATTAACAGGTACAGGTGATACATCACTTGACGGAGAGTTAAATCAATTAGGAGACTTTAATACAAGACTAGGAACTAGATATGCTATACCTGCTCAAATTAATACTACAAGATGATAGGTATAACGTATAAATAGTTTCAGGAGACAACATGCCAGCGATAATAACGAAAGATTTTAGAATACATAACGCCAGACAGTTCGAAGAAAGTTTTGGCGAGACTGCTGATAAGTATTACCTTGCAATAGGTAGACCTCAAGCATTCGCAGATAATCAAACATTTAATGATGGAACAGACGCTTCACCTCCTACACCAGTAGATGATGTGGGGCAGGTTGAATACTATGCATATGATGATTTCTTGTCAGCAAAAAAGGTTGCAGACACAGACGTTTCATTAGCAATACCAAGAAGAAACTGGACAACAGGTACAGTTTACGATTACTATAGGCACGATTATGGAGACATCAATAGTGCAGGTTCAGTTATTTCTGCTGATAGTGGTGCAACTTCTTTATATGACGCAACTTTCTATGTAATGAATAGTACCTTTGATGTATATAAATGTATTGATAATAATAGTGGTGCAAACTCAACAGTAGAACCAACAGGTAATAAATCGACAAGTGTATTCAGTACAGGCGATAGTTATAAATGGAAATACATGTATTCATTAAGTGCTTCTGAACAAGCAAACTTTTTATCTACAGATTTTATGCATGTATCCACAGAGAGTTCAGATTACTCAACGACTGGCGGAGCAATAGAACACGTTAAAGTAACTGCTGGTGGTAGTGGAGGTTCAAACGGTACATATACAAGTGTTGCAATTCGTGGTGATGGTTCAGGTGGAGAATGTACAGTAGTAGTTTCATCTAATGCTGTAAGTTCAGTTACAATTACAACTGCTGGTTCAGGATATACTTTCGCAAGTATTAAGGCAAGTGACTTTGGTAGTGTATCTGGTTCAGATATAGATTTCATAATCTCACCTCCTGACGGACACGCAAAAGATGTAGTCACAGAGTTAGGTGGTTTCTTTGTAATGTTAAATGTAAACTTAACACAGGCAGATGGTTCTGGTGACTTTAATACTGCAAACGATTTTAGAAGAATTGCATTGTTGAGAAATCCTACTGACAGTACAACAGGTTCAGCGGCAACCGCTTCAACCTTAGACGCAACTAAATCAATTACATTTAGTGGTACTCCAGGTTCATTTCAGGCAGACGAAAAGATTACACAAGCAACAACTGGTGCTGTAGGATATGTTGTAGATTTTAATTCTACTACAAAAGTTTTAAGATACATACAACCACAATTCACAGACCAAGGTGTTGATACTAATGGTAATGCAACAGCATTTGCAAGTACACATACAGTAACAGGCGCCACTTCAAGTGCAACAGGTACTCCTTCATCACACGACACAACACCAGAGTTAACACACGATACTGGTGATATATTGTATATTGAAAATAGAAAACCAATTACAAGAGCGTCAGATCAAACGGAGAATATAAAGTTAATCGTAGAGTTTTAGAGGGTGATAAATGGCAACTAATTTTAACGTATCACCATATTATGATGATTTTAATGAAAGTAAAAACTTTCACAGAGTTTTATTTCGTCCATCATATGCGGTACAAGGTAGAGAGTTAACACAACTTCAAACCATATTACAAAATCAAGTACAGAGATTTGGTGAGCATGTCTTCAAAGATGGTGCAATGGTTATACCTGGTCAGGTAACTTTAAATGTTGATTTCGAATATGTAAAATTATCAAGTCATACAACTTCAACTGCCGCTTCAATATCAGGTACAACTTTAACAGGCGGTACATCAGGTGTCGTTGCAACAGTAACAACTACGAGTGAGGCAAGTTCAACTGCTGCCGCAACCCTTTATGTAACATACACAAAGACAGGTACAAACAATACATCAAAAAGATTTTCAGAAGGTGAAACACTTTCTGGTACAACTGCTGAAGGTACTGCCTTTACTGCTGTCGTTGGAACATCAGGTACTTCATTACCTACAAGTTCAAATGCTACTGGTAAAGCAAGTGCTGTTAAAGTAGAGGAAGGTGTATATTTCATAAATGGTTTCTTTGTAAAGAATAGTGAAGAAACTTTAATACTTGACGCATACTCAAACACACCAACATATAGAGTTGGATTTACAACAACAGAAAGTTTTACAACACCAGAAGATGATAGTTCATTAAATGATAATGCACAAGGCACATCAAATATAAATGCACCTGGGGCACACAGATTTAAAATTGCATTAACACTTTCAAAAAAAGTATTAACTGCCACAGATGATGAAAACTTTGTAGAGATACTTAGAGTTAATAATGGTGAGGTAGAAAGAATTGTAAAAAGAACAGATTACAATATTCTTGAAGAAACACTGGCAAGAAGAACATTTGAAGAAAGTGGAGACTATGTTATTAAAAATTTCGACATAGATGTAAGAGAACATCAAAATGATGGTTCTAATCGTGGTATTTTTTCTGCTGATAGTTCAGGTTTAT